ACATACTTGTAATTTCTAATCCGCCATCTGGGTCAACATTAGTAATGTTGTTTACATCAGTAACGAACTTGTAATATCCAAACGAGCTGTCAGATTGTAAAATAGCTACATTGTCTGGTAATGTTTCACCTGTTGACTCTGTTAAGTTATAAGCTAAGATACGATAAATTTCAGCTAAGTTCTCGTTATACTGTAACGCAGTTGATGGACGAGTTGGGTTGACGTTAGCAATGCCGTTGAACTTGACGTTCTGCAATGCACGGATTGTAATCAATTGACCGTCATATAGTTCAGCTGCCAAACCCGAGCTTGATGTACCGTTGTTACCAGCAGTACTTAGATTAAGTTTAAGTACATTCACACCGCCGACAGTTACAGTGGTATGTTCAACGCTGTTAACTTCATATCGAACAATACCTTCGTCTTGCCATGAGTGGTCAATTTCAAGTTCTGAAATGTTTGTTGGCAAGTAGTCATAACCGGTAATCCAAACAGTTAACGCTGGTTTTGTTGGAGTCGGAATCATTTCCGCTTTAGCAATACCTTGTTTATAAACACGAGCAACTTGTACTAAGTTGTTTGCTGTTGTTACAGCATCTGGAAGTTCTGTTACATCGTAGCCAGAAGCTCTTAGACCATAATTACCGTGTGCGTTAGAACCTGATACAGAACGAATCTGTCCACCATCAGCCGCCCAGTAGTGAGTATGACAGTAGTATGTAAATGTTGAAACTTGTTCAGATACCGCACCGTTCTTAGCAACAATAGCGTAACCTAAATCGTTAATCATCGCAAAGTCGTTAGCAAGCATAGACTTGTTACCGCCCATTTCGATGTTAATCTTTAATCCACCACCGTTGTTTAGATAGAATACAGTATCTGCTTTGATAGTAGCAATGGCATTGTCAACAGCAGTCCATGCCGCTAACAAGTCTGCATCTTGACCACTAAAGTCTGCGCTTGTTGGGCTATAAGCAGTATCGTAATCACCGTCACGAACATAATCAACAATTAATAAAACTAAATCAGTTGCTCTAGTTCCCTCAGTTGACGATGCAGCCGGTAATGTAATATCTTGTGTGCTAAAGTTTCCAGCTGACTTAGTAATCTCAGTGTTTTGAACAATGTCAGCAACAATAGTTGACATGTATGTGTAAACTTCTGAAATAACAGTTTCTTCACCAGAAATATAGCTTAAACCATTTCTGTAATATGCTTCGGCGGCATAGTAACATGCAGTATTGCTACCATACAATATATCGTAGCATAATGCATCAACAATGTATCCTACATCTCGTGAGCACTTTACGCTATCGTAGTTAGGAATGTTTTTAATTGTATAGTTGTTAGCAATGTACTGAATAATTTCATCACGGATAAATTGACGGTTAGCAACAAGAATATTCTTTGCTTTAACTTTATTATCAGTGCCACTCATTCCTGTTGGAGTTGGGAATGTTAAGTCTGGAGCCGCTGTTGCGCCTTGTGCAATAATTGTTTTGATAATTGCAATGTTTTCAGTCATTGCCGCACGAGCTGCCGTATACTGTGACTCTGGAATTTCTGCTAATGCTAAATCTCTTGCCTTGTCAATACCTGCTAATGTTTGAATTAGCTGACGACCTGGAACAACACTAGTGTATGAGCGTAAGTATGACAAGCCAGCAGTTACTGACAAGTAGTTAGATCCAGAAACTGTATCAGTAGCAACGCTGTCTAAGATTAAACCCACATCTCGTGAACACTTGTCGTTGTTATAGAAACCAGCGGCATCATATGGTGTTGCTGTGTTAAGTCTTAGCACAACAGTAGCAGTAGTGCTGTCATAGCTTACAACATCGTCAATTTGATAACGATTACCTTGTACATAGAAAGCACAAGGTGGTTGAGGAGCACGAACATCTAAACCGCTGTTAAGAGAACCCTGAACAGTAATTTGTGTACCACTGTCTAAGATAGTTCTAACGGAAATTAAGAATCCACTACCAGTACCGCCAACATCGGCAGCATTAACTGTTAATTTTTCTGTAGCAGTATAGTAAGCACCAGTTTGGTTAATTACTGCGTTAGTAATAACACCATCTTTAACTGTAATGTTTGCAGTACCACCATAGCCGCCAACAGTAGCAGTTACTGATAAGCCTGAACTTGTTGTGATAGTAACAGCATCTCCGCCATCAGTTCTGCTTAGTGTAAGTTTATTAGTTACATTGTCTAATGTCTTAATGTAGTAGTTTGAGTTAGCTTCTAATCCACCTACTGAACTAGCAAATCTTATTGTGCTACCATTTACTAAATTTGTCACATTGTTCAATGTAACAGTATTATCAATTGCACTTGAAGCAGTTACAGTTTTTGTTAAACCTTGTAACGGTACATTAGTATAAAGTTCAGTGCCAACTAACGGAGTATAACCACTTCCACCAACTAGTGCTGAAGCATTTAAACCGGCTAAGCAATCGTACTCAACATCGATAATTGTACCTTTTAGTCGTCCAGCAAAACCGTCAACAAACTGTCCACCAGCAAAACGCTTGCGGTTGTTTGATTGTGAGAAAGACGAACAAACTTGACCGTATGGTGATTTAGTCTTAATTTGACCTTCTGGGTCAAGTACCATAGCAAAGCCACCATGGCCTTGGAATGTAATGTTACTAATACGAGTAGCATCGTTTGTTAAGAATACATCAATCTCTTTGTTGTTCTTAGCAACGCTAGTAACATCCAACGGATCTTGTAAGTAGTGACGACCATAATTAATTGTGTCATATAAGTGCCACTGCCCTGATGTTAATGTACCTGATGTTTCGAACGGGTAAATTACAGAACAGTTCATGAAGTTACCAGACACGCTGTCAATGATAGCTTTACCTACTCTACCGCCAGTATATTCCGGACCTTCAAATACTTTACCAATCCATGTTGCTGGAACTTGTCCATCACCTAATGTGATAATAATCTTGTCAGTAATACCACCAACTACTACACTAGTACTTGTTGCGTAATCAACATCGCGGTCAATTAGACCAAGTTCCATTGCGTCAATAATTGCATCGCGGTAGAATAAAACTTTACGCCATGGTGATTGTGAAATACGATCTTTTGGACGAAGAATTGTTCTACGGAATTCATCACCTTTAATAGAACAGTTTGCAGGCAACTTAATTGGATAATCTTCGTAGTAGATGCCTGACTCGACGAAAATTGTAATGTTTAAGTCACGGATTGTTTCACCAAATTCGATTTGCTCACCGACTGCAAAGAAACCTGGTTTAGTTAAACGAACACGGATTGTATCACTGCCGCCTGGATTGCCTGCGGTGTATTGAACAATACTTGCGTATGCGTTAGAATCAACACCAACGATAACCTTAGCAGGAATAATGTCGTTGTTGTTAGGAGCACCTTGATCAACATAACCGTTATTACCATTGCTTACTACAACTTCGTAAACACCTGTACCAAATGATGGAGTAGGTGCCGCACCAAACCCGTTGGCAATAATGTCAAGGATAGTATCCATGTTATTGCCAACAGTAGTAATTGCAGTTGAGGCCGCAGTTAATCCTGTGTCAAATGTTTGTGTAATTAATGCTTGGAATCTGTTAGCAACAGATTGCTCTAACGACTGAATAGCAACAGTCTTAGCAAATCTGATCGCATCAGTTGTTTCGTTGTATTGTGTACCAATAGCAACTGCTCGAGCACTAGCATTCTTATAATAACTCTTACCTGCATTAATAGTTTGCCATGTGCCGCCTGTAATAAGGTCAATAGCCATAGCATCAATAATATATCCCAAGTCGCGATAGCAAGTTGCTTCGTCATACTGGAATGAACCGGTATAAGTGTTATCTAAGTATGCAGTAGTATTGCTAGCAATGCCTGCTACATTATCAATAATAATGTTACGGAATGCAATATAAGCTGGATCAAATGCCGCATAATCCGGTTCAATGATGTCGCCTTCTACAAATACTGGGTTAGTATCAACAACGCTATAAATTCTGTTCCACGCACCGTTAATACCACTCGATGCAACTTCCATACCAGTCCAACCTAGCTCTTTGTACTGTGTTACTGTTGAGTTTGTTGGCCCGCTAATGTTTGTTGAAACTTTAATACATAAGTCTTGTACAAACGAGAATGCAGCCAATGTTGGACTTCTCTCGTCTAATGGCAAGTAGCTTACTCCGGCACCGTCAAAGTATTGTTGAGCGGCGTATGTACTTGCGCTATTTGAACTATATGTAATGTCATAACATACAGATTCAATTAATATTTCAATATCTCGCTTGCACTTTTCTTGATCGTAAACTAATGTTGGGAACTGTGTTTGTAAATATTTTACAAGTTCCTCTTGCATGTAAGTGACGTTGCCCATAATCAAGCGTCTTGCACGAGACATACCTAAGCTAAGAGTCGATGGGTCTGTATATGTTGACGGCTCTCTAGCACCTAAGCCTAACTCTAGCATGTCTGTAATAATCTTAAACAATGCAGTAATTTGGTCTAATGCGGCTTGGTCATTAATGACTGGGAAGTTAGCATCTACATAGTCAACAGCTTCTGTTTGATATGTTGCTTTAACATCTAATACCGCAGTTCTAGTAGCTTCTAATGCATCAGCTGCCGCACTAACGGTTGGATTAATAATAGTTGGAACATTGCTTAGGTTTTGTACAATGTCAGCAATGATACCTAAGTTGGTATCAATTTGTGCTGACACAGTTCCGCCACCGATGTAAGTTTCGTTACGATATTGTTTGAAACTTTGTTGGTAAACAATGTCTGGAGCATCGTTAAGAATAATCTTTTGTGCAAGAGTGTTAACATAGTTAATACTTGCGAGTGTTGCAGTTAATTCTGCATCAGCAATATTTCTAACTGCTCCTTGGTAGTAGCGTTGGCCAGCATAAACAGATTGACTGTTGCCTCCATACATTACATCATATGCTACACTCCATAACATGTACTTAACATCGCGCTTACATGTTTCACGGCTGTATACTAAGTTAGGAAATTCTGCACTTAAATATGCAACGATTTCAGCTTGTACAAAGTTGATGTTATTGATTAATAATTGTTTTGCAGATACTTGACCTTCTGTTGTTGAAGGCAATGCAGGCATTACAACTTCCGGAATCTCAACACCGCGGATAGTGTTTAAGATGATACCAAAGTTTTGTTCAATAGAAGCAACAGCTGAGTCTGGTAATTCTTGTACTTCTGGAATAGTTAAAATCTTACCTAATAAGTCTGATAAGATTTCTGAAATTTGATCAACACTTAAATTACTTCCAGAGTATGGGAAGTATAACGCTACTTGGATACTTTGATAGTTAGCAAAATGTGTACTGTCTTGGAACAGCATGTCGTAACAAACAGCATCGATTACACGACCAATGTAAGCACTTAACTCTGTATCGTTATATGAGAAGTTAACTAATTCGTCACGAGCAAAGTTAATAGCATCAATAGTTTGTGTTAGCTGTGTTGCTAATACTTTATTAGCTGTTGAGTTTAAGTATGCTGTACCAGCAGTAGTTGAGTTATATGTAGAACCTAGTAGCAAGTCATTTGCTACAGCAGTCATGATATAGCTTACATCGCGTTGGCACTTAGCGCGATCGTATGTAAATTCGTTAACATATTTGTTGTTGATATAAGCAATAGTTTCTGCTTGAATGAATTCTTTGTTAGCCATCAACAAGTCATAAGCATCTTGATAACCTTCAACTTGTGTGTTACCGTCAACTAATGTTACGCTTTGAATTGTCGAAAAATATTGATCTGGACCAATAGTGTATGTTAGGCGCTGTCTGTAAGGACCAGGTTCTTGTGCGGCTGTGCTGATTAAGTTTTCAGCGGATAATGCGGCTGCACCAATGCTACGATAAGCATACTGCCAGAAACGACCTTCTTTACCTGTTGGAGTTTTAGTTTGTAAGTCGTCACCGCTTGTAGAAACATATAAGTTTACAGAGCTTGAGAAGCTGTTGTTATCTACATAAAACTTAGTAGCGGCTTGTAAGTCACTAGCGCCATTTGGTGTACCAAAACCTTCTAACGGTGTTGGGTGATCGTTTAAGTACAACTTACCAGTTAGTGTATCACCACCGCGGTATACCGCGTCTTGGCGTTGCATTGGTTCTGTTGCTAGATAGTTACTTGTTAAAACTGGATCGTAACCTGTTTCACCGATTTGAGGTAAAGCTGGTTGTGAACGAACTGCAACCGGTAAGTCGATAGTATATCCAACGATATCATTACTAGTCCCAAACACCGCATTTGCTGCCAAGTAATTAATATCAGCATACCCTTTTGATACAGGGAAGTCGTTTACATTAATGGTTAAACCAGTGTGGATTGATTCCCATGCTTCTTTCAAACTTGCTGAAGGGTCAGCAATAGGACCGATAGCTAGTCCGCTAGTGTTTAATGCCGCACCTAATGTTGGTTCTGGGTCGCTTACAACACCAGCAACAGTAGAGCTAATTGTAACTTTAGTAGGATCTGTTGTATTAACAGTAATACCTGTACCACCAATTAAGTCTCTAGCACTAAGGGCTGAGCCAGTAGTGTTAGCCATAATAAGCTGATTCTGTAAGTACGAATCCGGTGTATCACTAAGTGCGGTAAAGTTAATTGTACCATCACCGATACCAAACACAGCGTAAATTTCATTAAAGTTTTCGTTAACTTTTCTAAACGACTCACGGATACTATCACCAGTTCCGTCATTACCTTGTACGCCAATATCGATTATTTGCTTTGACATTTATTTTATACTCCGAATTCGAAAGACATTTGTGCCTTGATATCATATTTAGCAAAACATTTTTATAATCTTAATGTAAATACATGATGTACTTAGGACAAGAATACGAACAACATAGTCATTACCGTAAAAGTAAGTACGGCACGATGCATGCCTATCTTCGTAAGAAGACTGTGCTAGTGTTTCGTTGTGATTGCTGCCAGGGTGTTTTTAAGCGAGATAAAGGCAACATGGATCCTAAACGATTAAACAACAATGTTTACCATGTTTGCGGAGATTGTGACGCTAAGAAATTTGCCCAAAGTAAAGGTGTAGAAGCAAGAAAAGTATGGGATATGCCCGTAAGTAGTCTTAAAACAATATCACAATTATAAATAAAAACCTAAGGAGACATTATTATGTTCAAAGCAATCAAAGAATTCTTTACAGGCAAAAAAGCAGAAGCACAAGTTGCTGAAGCTCCGTATAAAGTAGAAGTAGCAGAAGCTAAAGTTGAAGCAGTTAACGCTCAACCAGTAGAAGTTGCTCCCGCTGAAAAGCCAGCAAAGAAAACAGGTGCAAAGAAACCAGCCGCTAAAAAGACTGGTTCAAAA